CCGTTGCGGCGGTGTATTCGATATGTGCGAATTGCGCCCACATCATAAAATCGAACTTACGCTCGACAACATCGACGACGTAAATATCACGCTAAACCCCGCAAACATCGAAGTATTGTGCCACGATTGCCACAATGCCACGCACGCTCGTTTTGGTAACGCGGTCGAACAAAAGCGCGTGTATGTTGTGTATGGCGCACCGTGCGCGGGCAAGTCGACTTATGTGTACAGCACCGCCACACGCAACGATATTGTCGTAAACCTTGACGCTATACATCGCGCAATATGTGTATGCGGGCAGTATGATAAACCCGACGCGACAAAGCGCGTCGCGTTCGCCTTGCGTGATTATTTGCTTGACGAAGCACGCACCGCAACGCCGCGCCGTCATTGGCAAGACGCGTATATTATCGGCACATATCCCGACCGCATTGACCGCGACAATATCGCGCGGGAATATCCGCCCGACGTGATTAACTTTGTACACATCGACACACCGAAGGCGGAATGTATCAAGCGAGCGCACGAAAACATCAAGCAAGCGGCAACGCGCGACGCGGTTGTCGGTTGGATAGAAAAATATTTTGCACGTTATACGGAATGATACCCCCCTATCCTTGCAAAATTTTTGAAACCCGAAAAGACTCCAAGCCGCAGTCAAAAAAAATTCACACCGAAGTTTTGACTTTTCGGGCAAAAAGTTTTCAAATTCCAAAAAGGAGGCGGAAATGAAAAAAAACAAAGATAAAAAAGCGATTGCCGACGGCGAATACAAACGGCTCGTCGGTTTGTATACGGCGGCAGGCGTGGACGAAATCAAATTGAAAATTTACGACGAACTTATCCGCAAGGTCGCGGAGGTTTTTGCTTGTTTGGAAGCAATCAAAGAATTGCCGTCGATAATTTACGACCCAAATAACCCGTCTATACAACGGGAAACGGCGGCGGGGCGTGCGCGGGTCAAGTATATGGCGCAATACACATCGGCAACGCAAAAATTAAACAAGGACTTGCTCGGCGGCTTAAACGGCGACGACGACGGCGATTTATCGGCTTATGACGACGACAACAACAATTAACAACACGGAAGCGGCAACCCCCACCCCCGCCGAATGGACGCTCGTCAACCCAGATATTGACCCGCTTACAGGTTGGCAAGCATTAAGCGACGACATCGGCGGCAAGCATAGTTTTTTAATTGAATATTACAAGCGTTGCCGTTCGGGTGAAATCATAATCGGGCGCGAACTGAAAACCACGCTCGAAATGTTGATACAAGACATTTTTTGCGGCGGCGGCAAATACCGTTTTACGCTCGACGCGGCACATCGGCGTATTGATTTTATCGAAAACGAAATAAAACATTTTCAAGCCCCCTTCGCGGGTAAGCCGTTTATTATGGCACTTTGTCAAAAGGCATTTACGGAGGCGATATTCGGGTTTTACGTTTACGATACCGAGTTGTCATACGGCGAAGGTTGGGTGCGCCGTTTTCAAGAAGTTTTATTCCTTGTCGCCCGCAAAAACGGAAAAACCCCGCTCGTTGGTGCGCTTGTGCTTGCCGAATGGTTTTGCGGCAAAATGGGTCAAGCGGTTATGTGTGCGTCAAACGATTATGCGCAAGCCGCGCTCGTTTTCAATGCTATTAACGCCTTCCGCGAAGAGTCGCGCACAATATCCCACGTTACCCGAAAAAACAATAAAGGCATATTTTTTGGTAACCCGAAGCAACGCAAAAAGACGGGTAAATTCTCGAAGCAAAACAAGGGGTCAATCGAATTGATGTCGGCGAAGCAGGGTGCGAAAGAAGGTCGAAACCTTACGCTCGTTATTGCCGACGAAATTCACGAAATGAAAGATAACTCGACCGTCTTGCCGCTTATAACGTCGGTATCAACGCAGGACGAGCCGCTTTATTTTGAAATCACGACGGAGGGTATTGTGCGCGACGGCTATCTTGACGCGCGGTTATCCGACGCGCGAAAGTCGCTTAAAGGCGAAGCGGAAACCGATACGTCGCGTTGGTTGATATGGCTATACACGCAGGACAGCGAGGCGGAAATTTGGAACGATGAGCGCAGTTGGACGAAATCAAACCCGATGTACGGCATTGCGAAAAAGCCGTCATATTTGCGCAAAAAGGTTGACACGGCACGGCACAGCGGCGCAGACCGCGCGTTTATTCTTGCAAAAGACTTTAACATCAAGCAATTAGCGAGTAATGCGTGGTTGGAGGAAAAATACATTGATTGCCCCGCCACGTTTGATATTGCCGACTTTGCGGGCAGTTGGTGCATTATCGGGGTTGACCTTGCGGAAACAAATGACTTATGCGCTTGCACGTTTTTATTTATGCGCCCGAATGACCCCGTCAAATACTTGCACACAATGTATTTTGTAACGGCAGTCAAGGCGGGCGACGGGCAGTCGACCGACTCCCCCACTAACCCCGAAAAAAAGAATTACATCGAATGGGCGGACGCGGGGCTTGTGCGTATCGTTCAAGACAACGTAATTGACGATACGGTCGTATCGGACTACATTTGGGACGTATTCCAAAAACACCGCATACGCCCGCTTACGGTCGGTTACGACGAATGGCACGCGAAAGACTTTGCAAAGCAAATCGCGGCAAAATTCGGCAAAGAAGTACCGCGCAAAATACGAATGACAACCGACGCGCTCAATGTGCCGACCCGTAACGTCGAAAACGATTTACGGGCGCGGCTTATCAATTACAACAACAACGATATTTGCCGTTGGAACTTCCGCAACACAGCCGTCCGCGTCGATAAAAACGGGTTTGTTATGCCTTGTAAAATAAACGGCTATATCGGCAACAAGATTGACGGAACTATGTCAAAAGTAATCGCATACGCCGCATTACGCGAAGTTAAGTCGGCGTTTATGGCGAAAATAGGAGGCTAATTATGGGCGATAAACGCGACCCGCAAAACAAAAACGAAATATACGCGCGGAGCGTTCGTTGCCCCGTACATCACGCCGTAATCGGCAAATACGACGTGCGCGACGGCTTGATAAACGCGGTTTATTTATGCCCGAAATGCCGTCGGGAATATACCTACACAATACCACCGCGCAAACCGTGAAAAAAACTTCTTAAAAGATTTTAACGAAAAACAGTTGACTTCGCGCCGCGCGTCGAGTTATAATGCGGTCAAATTGAATACACGCACCACCACCCCGCGCGGGTGAGTGCGCCGCAATCGCCTTGTATTGCCGCCCGTTCGGGCGTGTGCGCCGTTGGTGTCTGATTATGGCATATCCACCGCCGACGCGGTGAGTGCGCCGCGATTATCTTTTAATCGCCACATATCAAAACGAATGTGAGTGCGCCGATATTAACGAGTTTATTGCTCGTTACTATCGGCGCACTTTTTTTGTTATTTTTCGCAAGGAGGCAAGCCGATTGTCAACGCTTAAAAACGCCATACACAATTTGCTCGGTTGGGATAGACCGACCGCGTATAACCGCGTTGTAAATGCAAATACGGTTTTATTTTCGTCGTTCGGCAAGGATATTACCGCGTCGGACATCGTAAAAACGGCGATACATCGCGTTTGCGAGGAAGTGTCAAAATGTAGTATCAAGTCGGTTATTGAAACGCAAAACCCGCACCGCATAACGGTCGCGGACGACGACATCAACCGCGTTTTGTGCGGGCGTGTAAACCCGATATGCGGACTTAAAGACTTTTTGTATAAATGCGCTTACATCGCGCTCGTCAATCGAAATTGTTTTATTTATTGGGCTTACGACGAAGTCCCGATAAAAGTTGACGGCAAAGATTATGTCAAGCGCGTTACGCGCGGTTTATACCCGCTTGAAAAAGCCCGCGTCAAACTCTACTATGCGGGCGACGAAATGCGGGCGGAATTACAAAGCGCGACGGGCGGCGGCGTTACGCTTGACTTACCGTATAGCGATTTAATACATATTCGCGTCGGTTACGGTGCAAACCCGTATTTGGGCGGCGACGAAAACGGTCAAGCCGATTGGCGGGCAATTCTTAAAAATTTGCAGACTTTGCACGTTATACAGGAGTCTATCCCGAAATCGCTTGAAGCGTCTTTATCGTTGCACGGCATTTTGACAATGCGCACGGTTGCGGAAGCGGACAAACGCGAAATATCCCGCAAGGAATTTGAACAGCATTTATTTAACAGCGAGTACGGTATAGTCGCAACCGACTACGAGTCCGAATTTACGCCGATACAAATTGCAACGCAGGATATACCGCAAACCGTTTTAACATTTTTGCGCGACGAAATTTTGTCGCCGTTCGGCGTTAGTGTGCCGATATATCTTGGCAAATACACCGACGACGACTTTACCGCGTTTTATCAAACGGCGGTCGAGCCGTTGCTTATGACGATTGCCGAAGCAATGAAAATAACGCTCTTTACCGCGTCGCAAATCACGCACGGGCGCACGATAAAATTTTACGACAAAGTCGTGCAATCGCTATCGTTCGCGCGGCGTTTGGAAATCGCAAAAGCGACGCAAGAGGACGCGCTCCTATCACGACCCGAACGGCGCGAATTGTTGGGCTATGACCCCGACGACGAGCCGACCCGCGTATCGTTGAATTATATCGACGTATCAATCGCAAATACCTATCAATTAACGGCGTTGTCGCAGGGCAAAAAACCGACCGCGCCGAAGCAAAACAAGGAGGACGACGAATAATGCCCGACGAAATTAAACCGTACACCGTGCCGCAATATATCAAACGCGCCGCGCCCGACGGAAACCCCGCGCAAATCGACCCGTTAAAGGGCGTAATCGAAGGTTGCCCGATAGTATTCAATCAACGGACGGCAATCGGCGACCTATTCTATGAAGAAATCGACCCGCACGCGCTCGACGACGCGGATATAACCGACATTAAATTTATGGTAAACCATAACGACGGAATGATACCTCTCGCCCGCCACAGGCGCGGCAAACGGTCGACTATGGACGTTGAAATCAAGCCCGACGGTTTACACGTTAGAACGACGCTCGACATCGAAAACAACGCCACCGCCCGCGAACTATGCTCGGCGGTAACACGCGGCGACATCGAGGATATGTCTTTTGCGTTCGGCGTTTTGGTGTCGGGTTACGAATGGCGCGACCTTGACACGGATATGCCGACGCGCCGTATTACCAAAATATCAAAGGTTTTCGAAGTATCCGCCGTGAACGACGGCGCATACCCGCAAACTTCGATATATGCCCGCTCCCCCGCCTCGTTGGATAACGACAAAATTGCGTTGGATAACGCAAAGGCGGCGGCGTTGGAAAATGAACAAAGGCGGCAAGCCGCCGACTCGCAAGCGGCGTTAAAACTTGCGAAAGAAAAATTTTTATTTTTGGAGGAACAAAAAACACTATGAACATCAAAAAGTTGCTCGAAGAGCGTGCCGCCCTTTTAGCGGAAGCGGCAAAAGCGGAAACCACCGCCGAGCGTCTTGCGGAAATTCGCGCAAGGGTTGAAGCAATCAATTACACCGTAACGGAATTGCGCAAGGACGAAGCGGAAGCAAAAGCGAAAGAAGAGCGCGACGCGGCACGTCCCGCAAACGGCGGCGCACCCGCCCCGACCCCCGTTGTTGTTCACGACGACGCAAAAGTAGACGCGCAAAAGCGCGCCGCCGCAAACGCGGAAGCGGTCGAGAAACGCGCAAAGGCACTTAAAAGCGGCACGAAAACGACGCTCGAACATCGCGCCGTTGCGTCCACTTCCACCGCGCTCGGCACGGTTGCAAGCGGCGACATCACTCCCGCGTTTGAACAGGTCGGCACGGTCGACAAACTTGTCAATACCGTACATCTTGAAGGCACGGGCGCGGAAAGTTACGAAAAGCCGTTTGCAAAAACTATCGGCGAAGGCGATATAACCGCAGAAGGCGCGGACTACGCCGACGCCGAGCCGACGTTTGATTATGCGCCGATAAACAAGGTTAAAATCACGGCTTACGCCGAAGTCAACGAAGAGGTCGAGAAATTGCCCGCCGCGCGTTATGTCGCGGAAGTTGAAGGTGCGGTCGTTGGCGCATTGCGTAAAAAGACCATTGCGCAAATTTTGCACGGAAGCGGCAAAAATCAACTTGTCGGCATTATCAACGCTCCCGAAAATATTATTGATACCAAACAGCGCAAAACGATTGCCGCAATCGACGAAAATACACTCGC